ATGTTTATGCACGAAAGGTGCATGATGCCCGTAGGACGCCCACCGAAACCGACCGAACAGAAGCGGAAACTGGGCAACCCCGGCAAGCGCCCACTCCCCAACGGCTTGGCCCTGGTCGCGGTCGCTGCGATCGCCCCGGAACCGATCGACCTTGATCCCACGGCGACACTTTCCGCCGTGCTCGAGGCCGGCAAGGCGTGGCTGGCCGCTTCGGACTCGCTCGCCTGCGTTCTGCTGCGCGAGTCGATTGAGGAGCGCGCCGTGCTGCGGGAGCTGGTCATGCAGACCCAGGGCAGCGACGCTCGCAAGGCGTTGCGTGACCTGGACAAGCAGATCATCTCGCAGCTGTCTCAGCTCGGATTCGATCCTGCAGCGCGAAGCCGTCTCGGCCTCGCCGAGGTCAAGGCGGCGTCAACTCTTGAGAAGTTGCGCCAGAACCGTGGCAGCTAGGACGACGGGCTGGCCGCCGCGCTGGATCACCCTCAACCCGAACGCTCGGACACGCACTCGCGGCCCTGAGGTGTCTGAGTTCATCAACACCTACTGCCGGATCACCAAGGCCTCGGTCGGTGGTGACGCCGGCGAACTGATCACGCTTCGCCCCTGGCAGCTCAAGCTCCTCGACGGCCTGTTCGCCGAGGACAAGGGCGGCCGACTCAAGCACCGCTCGGCGCTGATCGGCATGCCCCGCAAGTCGGGCAAGTCCGCACTCGGGGCCGGCATCGCGCTCTACTCGCTGTTCTGTGGCGACACCGGCGGCGAGGTCTACAGCTGCGCCGGCACCAGAGATCAGGCCCGCATCGTGTTCGGCACCGCTCGCCGCATGATCGAGCTCGACCCGGAACTGGCTGGCATGTCCAAGCTGTACCGGGACGCCATCGAGATCCCCGACACTGGCTCGGTCTACCGGGTGCTGTCCCGTGAGGCCGGCACCTCCGAGGGCCTGAGCCCGACCGCTGTCATCTTTGACGAGCTGCATGTGCAGCCCGACGACGAGATGTACAACGTGATGCAGCTCGGCTCGGCGGCTCGTCGTGAACCGCTCAACGTGGCGATCACGACTGCTGGCTCAAGGACCGACAGTCTCGGTCGCGACTCGATCTGCTACCGGCTCTACCAGCACGGCACCAAGGTCGCCTCCAAGGAGATCGCCGATCCGTCGTTCTTCTTCGCCTGGTGGGAACCCAGGGCCGGCGCCGAGGCCGACCACACCGATCCGAAGGTGTGGGCCGAGTCCAATCCGGGCTTCGGCGATCTGAACTCCCGTGAGGACTTCGAGTCCACACTGGTTCGCACCCCTGAGGCGGAGTTCCGCACCAAGCGCACCAACGTGTGGGTGGTCGGTTCGCAGGCGGCACTGCCCAATGGGGCGTGGAACCGCTGCGCCGCCCCGGGCCGTGAGATCGACCCTGAGGTGCCGGTGGTGCTGATGGGTGACGGCTCCTGGTCTGGTGACTCCACCGGCATCGTCGCCATCACCGTCGAGGACCGCCCGCACATGTGGGTGGTCGGGCTGTGGGAGAAGACCGAGGAATCCTCGGAGTGGCGTGTGCCGGTCGCCGAGGTCGAGCAGACCTTGCGTGACTCGGCCCGGTCGCTCGGCGTGATCGAGATCGGGATGGACCCGTACCGCTGGCAACGCTCCATGCAGGTGCTGTCCGATGAGGGCCTGCCGATGGTCGAGTACCCGATGGGGTCGGTTGACCGGATGGTCAAGGCTTGGAAGTTGTTTTACGACTCGGTGCTGGACCAGACCTTCACCCATGACGGTGACCCGAGGTTGGCCCGGCATGTCGAGTCGATGGTGCTGAAGTTGGATGCCCGTGGGGCTCGCCCCACCAAGGAGACCAAGAACAGCACCCGTCACATCGATCTCGGTGTGTGCGCCGTGGCCGGCCTTGACCGTGCCGTGTTCAATGCGACCGCAGCACCGCCGGTGGATGTCGTGTCGCAGATCTTCTGACCCTCACCCTCGGAGGTGGCTGCAATGCGTCGTGCCCAGGTCATCTCCACCATGGTTGAACTTGTCGGGATGTTCGCTGTCGTCGCAGGAGCAGCGTTCATCTACTGGCCGGCCGCGGCGATCATCGGGGGGCTCTGCCTCATGGTGATCGGCTATGCGCTCGGCGTTGATTCGGAGGCTTCGTGAGTATCCTGCGTGGCCTTTCGGCCGAACGTCGCTCGAGCGCTGGTCAGGTGCTGCTGTCACAGGCAGCGATCCCACCGCCGGGGTTCTATTACCCGACCGACGCCAACGAGACGGTCAACACCGACTCGGCGATGCGCCTGGCTGCGGTGTGGGCCTGCGTGAATCTTCTCACCGACATCGTGGCGCCACTGCCCTGGCATGCGTTCCGTCGCAACCCTGACGGCACCGAGTCGATGATCCCCGATCATCCACTTTTGGTCTCGCCGTCCAACGAGCCGTCGCTGACCGCCGCCGACTGGCGCGCTCAGATGATGCGCTCCCTGCTGCTTCGGGGCAACGCCTTCGGCCTGATCAAGAAGGTCGGCGCCTTCGGCGAACCAACCCAGATCCAGCTGATCCACCCCGACTACGTCTCGGTCGTGCGCCTCGGTCCCCTCGGCCCGTTCGAGTATCGGGTGCTCGGCGAGCGCACCGACCTGTGGCAGGCCGGCGGCTCGCTACTGCACATCCCGGCCTACACCGTGCCGGGCACGCCGGTCGGTCTGTCCCCGATCGACTACGCCCGCCAGCAGATCGGCGTCGGCCTCGGCGCGGAGCGGTTCGGCGCCAAGTGGTTCGGCGACAACGCCACCCCATCGGCGGTGCTGACCACCGACCAGTCGCTGACCGGCGAGCAGGCCGATGCGATGAAGCAGCGTTGGAACGAGGCGATGCACGGCAACCGTGGCGTCGCTGTGCTCGGTGCCGGCCTTGACTACACCTCGGTGTCGGTCCCGGCCAATGAGTCGCAGTTCCTCGAGACCATGAAGTTCACCGCCACCCAGATCGCCCGCATCTTCGGCGTCCCGCCCGAGATGATCGGCGCGGACTCCGGCTCGTCGATGACGTACTCGAATGTCGAGTCACGGATGCTGCACCTGCTGGTGCTGGCCGGTCGCCCCTGGATCGCCCGCCTCGAGCACGCCCTGTCGCAGCTGCTGCGATCGAGCGTGAACGTTCGTGCGAACACAGACGAGCTGCTGCGCACCGATGCCCGCACCCGTGTCGACATCCAGACCTCACGCCTTCGCATGGGCGTCCGGTCCGTGGATGAGATCCGTGCCGAGGACAACCTGCCGCCGCTGCCGAACGGTGACGGCGCCCAGTACCTGTGGCCCCCTTACGCCTCCAAGATCGACGCCACCGAGCCGCTCGAGGAGACACCCGCACCCGATACGACGGAGCCCACCAATGCCGTCTGAGTCCCTTCCTGATGAGGTGCTTGAGCGCCTCACCGACGAGCAGCGTTCGAAGCTGACCGATCAGCGCACCACCCGCAAGGGGAAGGTGCCGGTCGAGGTCCGCGTGATGGCTGCCGCCCCGACGATCACCGCACCCACCGAGGGCGAGTTCAACCTGCGCGGCTACGCGACGGTGTACGACGTGCCGTACCCGATCGCCGGTGGCCCCGAGGCCGGCGGCTGGATGGAGACCGTGGCCCGTGGGGCGACGGCGAAGTCCATCAAGGACGGCGCCGATGTTCGGCTGCTGTACGACCACGGCGGCATCGCACTGGCCCGCACGGCCAGCGGCACCATGCGCCTGGTCTCCGATGACATGGGGATGATGGTCGACGCCGACCTCGACCCCGAGAGCCCGTACGCCCAGTCGGTTCGTTCCGCTGTGCTGCGCGGCGATGTCGACCAGATGTCGTTCGCCTTCCGTGTCACCCGACAGGAATGGAACGAGGACTACACCGAGCGACGAATCACCGAGGTTCAGCTGTTCGACGCCTCGCTCGTCACCTACCCCGCAAGTGAGGCCACCGTGGCACAGATGAACGCCGCCCACCCCGACACCGAAGCGCGCGACCTCGATCCCGAGGCCGAAGCCGCTGAGGACACGATCGTTGACCAGATCCGCCAGCTGCTCGCGCAGCTCATCGCCGGCGAAGCCGCCGAGCTCGAGGCCGGCAGCCCCGCTGCCCAGTCGATCCGTGCGCTCGTCGGCGTGCTGTGCGCGCTGGACTGGTGGGAAGAGGTCGACGAAGCCGAGGACGCCTCCGGCGACTCGGAAGAAATCGACGAGATGGA